ATCAAGGCGTATGGGCGGGGTAAGGAGTCCTGGTCGGTGGATTACCGGGTGATCCAGGTGCCCGACCAATCCGGGCGACCGCTCAAAACGTCATCGCCCGAAGTCTGGCAGGAACTGGAAGCGTTGCTGGCGGTGGACTGGCCGTGCGAGTCGGGTGGGACCATGCCCATCATGGCCATGGCGATCGACACCGGGTTCCGGCCGCAGATGGTGTACGAGTTTGCCGCGCGCCATCCGCAACCGGCGCACGGCCCGGCAGGCGACAGGATCTCCGCGCCCCGCACCGTGGTGGCGACCAAGGGGACGCCAGACTTTCTGAAACTGATCGCACGGGTGTCGCCTACGGACGCGGCGCGCAAGCGGCAGAATGTTCGCATCTGGCACATTGGCACGCACTGGGCGAAGCAGGAGTTCTACGATTGGCTGCGGATCGTGCTGCCCGACGATGGCACCTACCCGCCCGGATACCAGCACTACGCCTACAAGGATCAGGACTTCTATCGCGGGCTTTGCTCCGAGTCGCGGATCATACGGTCGAGCGGCAAGGTGGAGTGGATACCCGACAAGTCGATCAGGAACGAACCACTCGACCTCGCGGTGCTCTGCCGCGCGGCTGCGGCCATCTGCGGAATCGACTCGTTCTCCGATGATGACTGGGCGGAGCTGGAGGGGAACGTACCGACCGCCGCGCCGCGGCCACCCAGCGCCGGTGGCTACTGGGGCGGGCGCGATGACTTTTGGGGCACGCGCGGCGGTGGCGGTGGGGGCTGGTTCAAATGATAAACCTGACAGAACTTCTTGCGCTGCGCGACAGCCTTGAACGTCTCCTGTTGAGCGGGGTGCGCCGGGTACAGATGCCCGATCGCGCCACCGAGTTCAACAGCGTCGATGAGATCCGGAAAGCCCTCGCCGATGCCAACGCAGCGATCGAAGGTGCCTCCGGCACAACGCCTCCTTCTTTCACCTTGGCCACGCACAGCAGGGAGTAAATGAACGCCCTCGACAAAATGATCGGCTACTTCTCGCCGGAGCGGGCCTACCGCCGAGCGCAGTACCGCGCAGCGACCGAGGTCTTCGCATACGAAGGCGCCAAGTCGGGCCGCCGCACTGAGGGCTGGATTGCTGCCGGCGGCGACGCCAACACCGAGGTCGGCGCATCCCTGGTCAAACTGCGCGACCGCTCCCGCGACCTCCTGCGCAACAACCCGTATGCCACCAAGGCAATCGCGGAGCTGGTCGGCAACACGGTGGGCACCGGGATCGTGCCGCAGGCAAAGACGGGCGACCCTGCGCTCGACAAGCTCATCGATCAGGAGTGGCCGTACTTCGCTGAGAACTGCGATCCGGGCGGCCAGTTGGACTTCTACGGCATGCAATCGCTGATCGTCCGAACAACCGCTGAGAGCGGGGATGGCATTGTGCGGTTCCGTGGGCGGTTGGCTCGGGACAATTTCCGGGTGCCGCTGCAATTACAGGTGCTGGAGGGCGACTACTTGGACGTAGCACGCACGATGGGCACAGCCACCGGGCACGTAATCCAGGGAGTGCAGTTCAACCTGTTCGGCCAACGCGAGGCGTACTGGCTCTACAACTACCATCCGGGCGGCGTCTACATGCTGAACCCGCGCGGCGGAATTCTCAGCCAGGCTGTGCCCGCCAACGAGGTGATGCACACCTACAACATCCTGCGTCCCGGTCAGGTCCGCGGCGTGCCGTGGCTGGCGCCGGTGATGCTGGCACTCCGCGACCTCGATGACTACCGGGACGCGGAGCGCATGCGGAAGAAGACGGAAGCGTGCCTTGCCGGAATCGTGACGCGCGCCGAGGGTTCGGGCGGGCTGCCGATCGGCGCGAAGTCTACCGACCCGAAAACCGGGAACACGCTCGAGCGGATGTACCCCGGCATGATCGAGTACCTTAAGCCGGGCGAGGATATCAAGTTCAACGCGCCCGCTGCCGCCGGCGGCTACCGCGAGTACCTGACCACGGAACTGCAGGGCATCGGCGCCGGCGTGGACGTGCCATACGAGCTTCTGTCCGGGGACCTCTCGCTGGTCAACTATTCGTCCTACCGCGCGGGCATGCTGGGCTTCCGCAACGCCATCGAGGCGTTCCGGTGGTTGACGCTGATCCCGATGTATTGCCGTCCGACCTGGCGCAGGTTCATCGACACCCTGGTGTTGATCGGCAAACTACCGGAGGCCAACTACAGCGTCCAGTGGACGGCACCCAAGTTCGAATCCGTCGATCCGTTGAAGGACGCGATGGCCGAGTTGAAGAAGATCCGCACCGGCACGCTGACGCTGCCCGAGGCGATAGCGCAGAACGGCTACGACCCCGAGAAGCAGTTGCTCGAAATCAAGCGGGTCAACGAGCTGCTGGACGAATACCAGATCATCCTCGACTGCGACCCGCGCAACGTGAACGACAAAGGCGTCGAGCAGCCCACCAGCAGCGGAGAGGCGACGCCTGGGGATTCCAAGCCGAAACCGGCAGTGAAGGCGTCGGCAGAGTTCTCCGATTCGCGGCTTACCAGGATTTACAGGTCGTAACGACCGGAGGAGTTTTTGATGGCAGACGAACTTACAGGAAACCAGGAGGCCGCGGCGCCGGTCGAGGTCGTTGCCGACGCACTGGCGGCCGAGGCCAGCCTGGGCGCAGCCCCGTCTGGGATTGCATCCACCGACCAGCCGGTCGCGGGGGTTGACGCGGGTGCGGCGGTGGAACGCTTCGCGGTTGCGGTTGAATTCGCGCCGGCCTCGGCCAACGACGACAACCGGACGATCGATGCGGTCTGGTACACCGGCGCTAAGGTCCCCCGGTTTGACTGGCGTACTGGAGAGGAGTACGACCTCATCCTGTCGATGAAGGGCTGCCGGCTGGACCGCCTCAACAACGGTGGGCCCGTGCTTGACTCGCACAATGCGTATGGCGTCGAGAGCCAGATGGGCGTTGTGCGGCGGGCGTGGGCCGCGGGCGCAACCGGCAAGGCGACGCTCCAATTCAGCAAGCGGGATGCGGTGACTCCCATCTGGAATGACGTGCGCGGCGGCGTCGTGCAGAACCTCAGTCCCGGCATGTGGATTTACAAAAAAGTCGACACGACTCCGAAGAATCAGGAGCGTAAGGAATTCACGGCTGTCGATTGGGAGCCGTTTGAGATCTCCCTCGTGCCGGTACCGGGCGACGCAAACACGACTTTTATGTCTGCGGCAGGAACGCAGCCGCCGGCAGCGACTGTAGTTGAAACGCAACGGGCATCTGCCCAAAAGGAGACACCTGTGGAACCTATTACCCAGGCTGCGGGCGACGAGGCCCGTCAGAACGAAGCAGTACTCGCCGCGGCGCGCGACGAGGCCACGAGGGCGGAGCGGTTGCGTGCGACCACGATTCGCACGATTGCGACCCCCTTCAAAATGCAGGAGACGTTCGTCACCGCTATGATCGACGAGGGCTTGTCCGTTGAGATCGCCCGCGAACGCATCATGGCCAAGCTTGCCGCTCAGTTCACCGACCATCCGACCGATCCGACTAACTCGAGCGTTACGATGGGCGCGGACGCGACCGACAAGCGGCGCAAGGGCATGGAGGCCGGCATCCTGTTCCGGGGCAGCCCGGGCGACGCGGTCTTGCGCGAGGCCGGGCGGGAGTACGCTGGCCTGACGCTGGTGGACATCGCCCGCGAGTGCCTGGATGCTGCCGGCGTGAAGACGCGCGGCATGTCCCGCAACGACATCGCTCGGGTGGCTTTGCAAGGCCGGTTCGGCGCCGCCGAATATTTCGAGGGCGGCATGATGACCACCAGCGACTTCCCCAACATCCTGGCCAACGTCGCCAACAAGACGCTGCGCCAGGCGTATGAGGCGGCGCCCCGCACCTTCGTGCCGTTCTGCCGCCAGGTGTCGGCCGCGGACTTCAAGCCCATCAACCGGGTGCAGTTGTCCGACGTTCCTACCCTGCCCAAGATCAACGAGAAAGGCGAGTTCCATCGCACGTCGTTGACGGACTCGAAGGAGACCTACTCGCTGGCTACGTTCGGCGAGATCGTGGCGATCACCCGCAAGGTCATCGTCAACGACGACCTCCAGGCTTTGACCCGCGTTCCGGCCGGCCTCGGCCAGGCGGCGGCCCAACTGGAGAGCGACACCGTGTGGGCGGTCATCACCGGCAACCCGAACATGGCGGATGGCAACCCGCTTTTCCACGCGAACCACAAGAACCTGAACGGCTCCAACGCGCTGGCGCTCGGCGCTTTGGGAACGGCCCGCGCCGCACTGCGCGTGCAGAAGGCGCCCAAGGGCACGATCCTGAACTTGCAGCCCCGTTACCTGATCGTCCCCGCCGCGCTCGAACAGACCGCGGATCAGTTGATCTACCCCATCAACCTGGCCGCGACCGCCGTGACCGGCGTGGTGCCCACCTGGGTCCAGTCCCTCACCAAGATCGTGGAAGGCCGCCTCGATGCGGTTGCCTCGGTCGGAACCACGAATTGGTTCATGTCGGTCGATCCTTCGCAGATCGACACTCTCGAATATTGCTACCTCGAAGGGCAGCAAGGTGTCTACATCGAGACCCGTCAGGGCTTCGAGGTGGACGGCGTCGAAATCAAGGCGCGGTTGGACTTCGCGGCTGGTGCGATCGATTACCGCGGCCTTTGCAAGAACACCTCTGCGGCGTAGTCAGGCGACGGAACAAAGCAACCCAGCGGGAGGCCGGCAACGGCTTCCCGCGCAGACCAACAGAAAAACCAGGAGAATTCTCAATGACGAACTTTGTGAAAAGCGGTGATAATCTCACCCTGGCCGCGCCCTACGATGTGCTGTCCGGGGGCGGCTTCAAGGTGGGCAACGTCTTCGGTGTGGCGGCCAACGACACCCTCTCGGGCGCCGATGTCGAGTGCGATGTCGAGGGCGTTTACGACCTCCCCAAGGACTCCAGCACGTTCGCTCAGGGCGACCTCGCTTACTGGGACGACTCGGCCAAGAAGGTCACGTCCACGGTCGGCGGAAACCTGCTGATCGGCGCCGTCGAAATCGCTGCGGCGACCGGCGTAGCCGTGGTGCGAGTCAACCTGTTTGGCGTGCCCGGCTTCTCGGGGCAGGTCAACGGCGTCAAGGTTGCGCACGCGGTGTACGACTACGGCGTCGACGGGGGATCTTCGTGCACGCTGACCAACAGCGACACCATCCCCGACAACGCGGTAGTGACCGGCGGCCTCATCAACGCCACCGCTGCGGTGACCGCTTCCGGTTCCGCGACGGTCGCCATTGGTGTAAGCGCCGGTGGGTCCGGCAATTGCATCCTGACCGCCACCGGCAAGGCGTCGCTCGGCTTGGATGCGGTGGTCGTTCCGACGTCCCAGGCGACGCCGTTCAAAATGACCGCAGCGGGCAAGGTCGCAGTAACGGTCGCAACCGGCCCCCTCACCGCCGGCGTCATCGAAGTCTGGGTGTTCTACACTCTCGCTTCGGCGTAGGCGGCTCTCCCCATGAGCGCGTTTAGTACTCACGCGGGTCTGGCGAACGCGGCTATCCTGGCCGCGTTCGGCCAGCCGGTGTCCTATAAGCAGGGGGCCAGTGATCCGTTCACCGTCCTTGGCGTCTTTGAGCGCAAGGGCGATGAAGAGACCGGCGACAACGCGCTCTACGCTCGTCTCTTTGTTCGAACCTCGGACTTCGCGGTGGCCCCCCAGCAGGGCGACACGGTCACCATCGCGGGGGCCACGTTCACGGTGTTCTCGCTGCACACAGACACGATGGGCGGGTGCTGGCTCGCGCTGCGCCAGGATACCTGATGGCCTCCGTTCGGGTCTTCTACAAAAAGCAGGTTCGGATCGACCAGATGAACTTCCG